TCCCGCATCCGCTCGGTCAGCCGGACAGCGTCGGCCAGGGCCTTCGCGGTCGGGATGTGCGGATAGGTGTTCAGCCGCTCGGCCGCCCTCCTGGCCGCTTCGGCGGCGCCGGGCTCGCCGGTGGGGTAGTCTGCGCTGTAGAACCAGCGGACCAGGATGTCCTTGGTTTCGCCGGCTTCGCTCGCGCGGAACGCGACGAACCAGCCGCGTGGGCCGCCAGCCGTGAAATAGGGCTGTTGCGGGGTCGGGATGGTCGGGGCAGTCATGGCAGTCCTTTCGTTGTTGGTATGGCCTCACGGCCTCCTAGAGCGAGGTCAGGAGGCCGGTGTGGCTGGTGAACACCTGCCGCAGCAGCTCGCAGGTGACGCCGACCACGGCGGCCACCGGGTCCAGGCTCAGGGCGCGGCGGTTCCAGCGGAAGAAGTGGACGGTGTAGGTGTCGTTGGCTTCCAGCTTCACCTGGACCTTGCTGATGCGGTTGGCGCCGCGCACGTCGAACTGGAGCAGATCGGCGGCGAAGACGAGGTTCTTGGCGCCGGTCATGGCGATGAAGCGGCTGCCGCCGAGCTGCGACAGGATGGTTTCGGGGACGAGGTGCATTTGCTTGCTCCGTTGTGTTGAGCTGATGTTTACCTGCTTGCACACACAGACGCAAGCGCCGATGTGTGCGACAGGCTGACGCATCAGTCCTCCAGGTGCTGGGCGACCTGATCGAGCAGGCGGTCGGCCTCCTCGCTCATGCGCTCGTAACGCTCCATCGCCTCGCGCGCGGTCTTGCCGTGGCTCTTCGCGCGCAAGACCTTGGCGTAGTTGTTCAGCGCCCGGCGCTGGAGGTCCCTGGCTTTCGCCAGGGCCGCCAGGGCTTGCTTGCCGGTCACCTTCAGCCCTCCTCGGCATAGAGGGCGTCATGGCGGGCGGCGAACTCCGGGCCGAACGCGTTGATGCGCCGGGCCACCTCGGTTTTGACCGCCTCGGCCGCTGACCGAATCTGCCATTTGCGCGCGCCGCGTAGCCCAGCCGTGCCGTACACGCGAATCTCGCGGCTGATGTAGTGAACGGCAAACTCAATGCCGTAGGCGACCGTGAGGGCGCAGTAGGCGCCATCGCTATAAACGTCCTCGTTGATGAAGCGGACGGGGCTGGCGGTGGTGGTCGAGGCAGTCATTGGCTTGTCCTTGTTCGTGTGTGATTGACTTTCTACACGTCTGCTCACAGCCTTGCAAGCACGATGTGTTGCGGCAGGCTGACGCAGCTAGAGCACCTCGCCCGGCACGACCTTTCGGCCGCTCCGAAAGACGGCGTAGGGCTGGCGGTTATAGAAGCTGCTGGAGGCCAGATAGCCGTAGCCGTAGCCGTAGACAGCGGCGCCGCCGTCGATCCGGGCCGAGATGGCCTTGGCGTGGTCCATGGCGGCCTCCAGGGTTTCGCAGTGAATGGCTTCGGGAACGCGGTGCATTTGCTAACTCCGTTGTGTGAGCAAGGGTGTACGATAATGCTCACAGTAATGCAAGCACGATGTGTTGCGGCAGGGCGCCGCAGGCGCCCCGACCGCAGCGTCATGTCTCCTCGGGGAAGGTGACCGATACGGTGGCCTTGGACATCAGCCGGATGACCTCGGCCTTGAGGTTCTCGGTGGTCCGGGTCAGCTCGCGGGTCGAGCGCCACTCCGAGTCCGCAGCGCGATAATCGATCCGGGCGTCTATGTAATCGTCTAGCGCGTCAAAGAAGGTATCCATGGCAGTGCTCCGTTTCTGTGTGTTGTGATGTGTAACGCACTGCTCACAGTCATGCAAGCACGATGTGTTGCGGCAGGCTGACGCAGGCAAAGAAAAGCCCCGCCCAGGCGAACCCAGGCGGGGCGGTCAGGCTAGGTGCGGAGCATCCGGCGGATGTCCCCGAGCACCTCGTTCAGGGTGGCGGCCTGGAGCGGGTCCTGGCACGCCTTCAGCCGCTTGCGCACGCTGTCGGCGGCAGCCTGGATGGCGGTGTTCCACGCCTTGTTGCGGGCTCGGCGCCGCTTCAGCGCGGCGGCCTCGTCCTTGCTCAGGATCAGCTTCGGCATCAGCGGCGGCCCCTCGACTTCGGCATCCGCACGAGGCGCGTGCCGAGGCGCTGGATCGGGGCGTCGGTGTTGTCGCCCTTGATGAAGCCGTGCCCGATCTCGATGCTGTCCTGGCCGGTCACGTCGTACAGGTTCAGCAGCACCTCCTCGCCATCGAGCTTGTAGAGGTTGCGCCAATCCGCATAGACGATCTGGCGACAACGCTTTACTGCGCGCTCTAAGTCCTTGTCCCTGGCCCAGCTCCCGCCTCCGTGACCAAGACAGCAGGTCACCAGATAATCGCGGTCGCCGGGCACAGCATTCGGCTCAGCAACGTCGAATACGACGGTGTTTTTCATATCGTTTACCTTGTCAAAGAGCACTCACGGTCACGATCGACCGTATGACTATTATAACACAGCTTGCGATAACTTGGAATATACTAATTGCGGGTATCGGGTTACCGTTTCGCGGGCGAGCTGTGGCAATAGAAGTCGGATAGGTTGAGTCGGCCGGCAAAAGAGAGCCCGGCCAGATTTCGGGTCCGGCCGGGCTCTTGAAAGGCGACTGCTCTTGACCCGGCGAGTCTAGCGCGCCCCGCGCTCAACAGGAAGTCCCAGCATGACCGAGATCGCCAGCACGCCCGAGCTGATCCAGGCGCTCAAGGCCGCGCAGGCCGGCGAGACCATCACCCTCGCGCCGGTGGTGTTCGACTTCATGGCCCTGACCGACCTGATCGTGCCGGACCCTGGCGTGACCGTCCTGGGCGCCATCGACAACCGCCAGCGGCCCACCTCGACCATGCGCAAGATGAAGCTTGCGGGTGTGCAGGGAGTCGCATTCGAGAGCGTCGAGTTCGCGCCCGATCCGGCCGAGCCGCAGAACTCCGGGGCGGCCATCGTGCGCGCCCAGCCGCTGACCAAGGCGGGGCAGGTGCAGCCCTGCCGGACGATCTGGCTCAAGGGCTGTGTGGTCCATGGCGAGTTCATGAACAGCCAGGGCGTCAGCCTCAACGCCTGCGAGGCCAGCGGGATGGACTCCTGCGAGGTCTACGACTGTTACGACTGCATCGCCAACGGCAAGGGCCTAGGCAACCGGTTCCGCTACAACCACGTCCACGACGCCCGACGCGACGCCTTCACCATCACCGGCGGCATCGACAACCTTTACGAGCTTAACCTTGTCCATGACTTCCACCACCTGGGCCAGTCCGGGGTGGTCGATCCGGACACCGGCAAGGAAGGCGACCACTCGGACGCCTTCCAGTGGTGGCAGGGGCCGAAGCGCCTGCGGTTCTTCGCCAACTGTGTCAGCCAGGGCATGGGCGCCGCGATGCAGGGATTCTTCGGCAACCCAGGCTCGGGCGGGGAGCGCGCCGAAGACCTGGAGGTGACCGGAAACATCATCATCGGCGGCAACTGGAACGGGATCAGCGTGACCGGCGCCGACCGGGTCAACATCAGCGGCAACTACATGCTGGGGCCGGCCGACAAGAAGCCCTGGATCAGGGCCAAGGACTGCACCGAGGTCACGCGCCTGGGCAATGTGCAGCTCTACACCGCCGAGGGCGACATCACCGTGCCGGCCTTCATCCCGGAGGTCTGGGAGATCATGACGCGGATGACGGCCATCGGCGCCGGCGTGGGCGCCCGACGCGGCGAGCGCGGCGCCGTCCCGGAGGGCTGGCGCTCATGGCTCCAGTCGTCCGGGCTCCTGGCAGAAGGCTAGCGCCGCCTGACGGTCGGCGGCCTGGACCTCCAGGACGATGCGAGGGCGGACGCCTGCCCGCACCTCGGCGTCAGACACCGTCTCGGCGTCGCGGACCACGAGGCGGTCGCCCGCCTCGTAGATGGCGAAGCGGCTGGCCTCGCCGGCATAGCCGACGAACCGCTCCTGGGCCTCCAGGGCGCGGCTCAAGCGAGCCGCTCCAGGATCGAGGCCACGCGGGCCTTGGCCTCGTCCAGGGAGTCCTGGACCTCGATGACGCCATGGGCGTCCTCGATGGAGATGACCGTGCCGCCAAAGCGGGACGGACGCTCAACGAGCCGCAGCTCGTCAGCCTTCGCGGCGACCGCGATGGCGAGGTCGGTAGCGGAGATGAGAAGGGCCATGTGGGCCTCCCTGGCCGGATAGCGCCGGCAGCGCAGGGTCAGATGACCCGGTTTCATTTCCCTTGGGCGAGGCTCTCCGTGGCCGCCGCCTGACGATCTGTTTAAACGGGTGCTCGCAGCCTTGCAAGCACTATTGTGTGCGACAATCGCGCACACCTATCAGCACACCATGGGAGGCACGCGATGCTCAATCGAGCGATTGCGATGCTGGAGGTGCGCGACCTCCAGGAGGATCAGCGGACGTTCAGCGGCTGGGCCACCACGCCCACGCCCGACCGCCTCGGGGACGTGATCGACCCCATGGGCGCCAAGTTCAAGAACCCGCTGGTGCTGCTGCACCAGCACGACAGCACCCAGCCGATTGGCACGGTGAGGCTGAAGAAGGCCACGCCCGAGGGCATCGAGTTCACCGCCCAGATTCCCAAGATCAACGAGGCCGGCCCGCTCCAGGACCGCGTGAACACCGCCTGGGGCGAAATTCGAGCCGGGCTGGTGCGCGCGGTGAGCATCGGCTTCCGGGTGCTCCAGGACGGCGTGTCGCTGCTGGAGGACGCCAGCGGGCTGAAGTTCACCGCCATCGAGATCGTGGAGCTGTCGGCGGTGTCGGTGCCCGCCAACGCGGACGCCACGATCACCAACATCCGATCCCTCGACCTCGGGCTACGCGCCGCGTCCGGCCTGCCCGTGGTCAAGGTCAAGCCCGGCGTCGCGGGTCCTTCCCTGCAACCTCAAGCAAGAAAGGGCGCGGCTATGCCACGCACTATTTCTGAGCAAATTGAGGACTTTACCAAATCCAAGGCGGGCAAGCTGGCCCGCCAGGAAGTCCTCACTGCCGCCTCGGGCGACCGGGGCGAGACGTTCGACGCGGCCGAGGCCGAGGAGTTCGACGGGCTCACCGCCGAGATCAAGGCCATCGACGGGCACCTGGACCGACTCCAGTTCATGGAGCGGACCCAGGCCAGCACCGCCAGCCCGATCATCCGGCCGGCGGTCGTGGCCGAGCCTGGGCCGGTCATCGGCAAGGCCGAGCCCATCGTGCGGTCGGCCGAGCGATGCGACCCGGGCATCCGCATGGCGCGGGTGGCCAAGTCCATCGTGCTCGGGCGGCTGACGATGCGCGATCCCATCGCGGTCGCGCAGGAGCGTTACCACAACGACCCCGGCGTGGTGGACGTGGTCCGGGCCGCCATCTCGGGCGGCACCACCACCGACCCGACCTGGGCCGGCCCCCTGGTCGGCTACGCGGGGGAGATCATCGCCGACTTCGTCGCGTTCCTGCGGCCGATGACGATCCTCGGCAAGTTCGGCACCGGCGCCATCCCTGACCTTCGCCGGGTTCCGTTCCGGGCCGCGTTGCTGGGTCAAACCAGCGGCGGCGCCGGCTACTGGGTCGGCGAAGGCAAGGCCAAGCCGGTCACCAAGTTCGACTTCACCCGCCAATACCTGACCCCGCTCAAGGTGGCAGGCATCACGGTGGTGACCGAAGACTTGATCCGGGACGCTTCGGTGGCGGCCGACACCTACGTCCGGGACGCGCTGATCGAGGCCCTGGCCGCCCGGCTCGACATCGACTTCGTGGACCCGGCGAAGGCGGCCGTGGTCAACGTCAGTCCGGCGTCGATCACCAACGGCGTCACGCCGATCCCCTCCGTGGGCAACGACGCGGCGTCTGTGCGCCAGGACATCAAGGCGGCGTACTCGGCCTATACCGCCGGCTACAACACCCTCGCGAACGGCGTCTGGATCATGCCAGCCGACCTCGCGGCGGCGCTGGGCATGATGGTCAACCTGCTGGGCCAGCCCGAGTTTCCTGGGCTCGACCGCAGCGGCGGCACCCTGGTCGGCTTCCCGGTCATCCCGAGCGACTACGTCAAACAGGCTGCGCCGAACACGGTGATCCTGGCCAACGCCAAGGAAATCTATCTCGGCGACGAGGGCGGCTTCGCGGTGGACATCAGCCGGGAGGCTTCGCTGGAGATGACCGACGCGCCTATCGGCTCGGTGGCGCCGCCGCCGGCCGGGCCGCCGGCCGATCCGCCGATCTACGTCTCGCTCTGGCAGGCGGACGCGGTCGGGCTGCGGGCCGAACGGGTCATCAACTGGCTGAAGCGCCGGCCGCAGTCCGTGGTGGTGCTCGCGCCGGTCCACTGGGGCGATCCATGATCGCCTAGGGTCCGTGCGTCCGGCCGGGTCATATAATCCCCCACCCCAGCACCCGGCCGGACGCGCCCTTTCCAAGCCAGGAGCCAGCCAATGCCCAGTTACCAGACGCGGGTGCTCACCGCCCGTGACCGCCAATTGCTCGACGCGCTGGAGAAAGACCCGCGTTATCGCAAGCTGGCCCAGCAGCTACGCGGGCCGCCGAAGCCGGTCGAGAAACCGCAAGGGAAGGCCGTACAGGCCCCTCAACCGGCCGCCGAGCCCGACCTACCATCCGAGCCCGAGAAGCCCCCCACGGGCCGGGATTCGGGCATTGTGGGGCCTTCCGTGCCGAAACCGAGCCCCAGGCCGCACTTCCACCACAAGCCCTCGGATCGCTAGATGCGGCTCCCGTCCTGGCTGACCCGCGCCCTGGCGCCGACCGCGCACGCGCCTACGGGCAAGCCGTCCGGCGCCCTGTCGAGCGCAGGCAGCGGCGGCTGGATGCGCATCTGGGAGAGCTACACCGGCGCGTGGCAGCAGAATTTCGTCCTGAACCGCGAGACGACGCTGACCTATTTTGCGGTCTACGCCTGCATCACCCTGATCGCTTCCGACATCGCCAAGCTGCCGCTCTGCCTTGTCGAGGAAGACGACGACGGGATGTGGGACGAGACAAGCAGTCCCGCGTATTCGCCAGTCCTGCGCAAGCCGAACAGCTATCAGAACCGCATCCAGTTCTGGGAGCAGTACATCCTCAGCAAGCTTTCGCGCGGGAATACCTACGTCCTGAAGATCAGGGACAACCGTAACGTGGTGACCGGGCTGGCGGTGCTGGACCCTGATCGCACATGGCCAATGATCGCTGACGACGGCTCGGTGTTCTACCAAGTGCGCGGGCCTCGGCTGCTCGGGATGATGGACCAGGAGGTCATGATCCCCAGCCGGGAGATCATCCACGACCGGATGAACTGCCTTTACCATCCGCTGATCGGCACCTCGCCGGTCTGGTCGGCGGCCTATGCCGCGACGCAGGGCATGGCGATCCAGGCGAACTCTTCGAAGTTCTTCGCCAACGCCTCGCAGCCCGGCGGGGTGCTGACCGCGCCCGGCGCGATCAGCGACGCGACGGCCGCACGGCTCAAGCTGGCCTGGGAAACCAACTTCACGGGCGACAACGCTGGCCGGGTGGCGGTGCTGGGCGACGGCCTGAAGTACGAGCGGCTGGCCATGACCGCCGAAGAAAGCCAGCTCATAGATCAGTTGAAATGGACCGCTGACGTGATCTGTTCAGTGTTCCACGTCCCGCCCTACAAGATCGGCCTGGGAGCGATGCCCACCTATAACAACATCCAGAGCCTGAACGTCGAGTATTATTCGCAGTGCTTGCAGTCGCTGATCGAGGCGGCCGAGCTGTGCATAGACGAGGGCCTGGAGTGCCCGGTGGGCCTGGGCGTGGAATTTGACATCGACAATCTGCTGCGCATGGACACCTCGACCCAGATGACCGTCCTGGCCAATGGCGTGAAGGGCGTGATCCTGTCGCCGAACGAGGCGCGTTCGCGCATGAACCTGCCGCCGGTCGAGGGCGGCGACTCGCCTATCGCGCAACAGCAGAACTACAGCCTCGCGGCCCTGGCGGCGCGGGACGCCGCAGGCCCGCCGCAGTCGGGGCTTGCTGGTCCCGGCGCGCTGCCGCCTCCAGGCGGCGGCCAGCAGGGCGATCAGCCCAGCCAGACCGATCCCAGCGCCGAGGCCACGACCGCCCCGGAGGCCGAGAACGCCTCTTCGGCGGCGGCCGAGATGGCCTTCGCCGACATCGTCGGCCGCAGCTTCGTGGAGGCCCTTGATGCCTGACCTGGAAGCCCTCGCCACACAGATCGGCGCAGCCCTCGGCGCGCAGCTCCAGGAACGGTTTAAACGGCTTGAGGCCGAGCTTGTGGCCAAGATCGAGGCGGCGGCCATCACCTCCGTGCTGATCGACCGCGCCGGGGTCCTGGTGCTCGGCTTCGGCGACGGCTCGACCTTGCGCCCCGGCCCGGTGATCGGCCCTGAAGGCCCTCCTGGTCCGGCCGGGCCGCCGGCCGATGTGGAGCCGCTGGCGCCGCGCTTGGCTGTCCTGGAGGGCCGCGCCGTGGTCGTGGGCGGGGTGATCGACCGGGATGGCGACCTGTTGCTGACCTACACGGACGGCTCGACCGCGCGCCTGGGCTCGCTGGTGGGCCGCGAGGGGCCGGCCGGCCCTCCTGGTCCGCCTGCGGACGCAGAGCCGCTGACGCCGCGCCTGGAGGCGCTGGAGGACCGTCTGGGGCTGCTGATTGCCCGTCAGGCGCCGCCCGAAGGCGCGCCAGAGCCCGCCGACACATCCGGCGTGATGGCCACCATGGGCGGCATGATGGACGCCATGTGCCAGACCATGGACGGGCGCATGGACGACATGGAGGCCCGCATGGTGGTGGGCGGGGTGATCGACCAGGACGGCGATCTGATCATGATCACCGGCAACGGCCAAGCTATCGAGATCGGTTCCATGATGGGGCCGATGGGGCCGCAAGGCCCGGCCGGTGCGGACGGCGCTGAAGGCCCTCAAGGTCCGGCCGGTCCTCCGGGTCCGGGCGCGAGCGCGATGGCCCTGGAGCCTCGTCTGACGGCCCTGGAGGGGCATTCTGTGGTCGGGGCGTTGATCGACCAGGACGGGCGGCTGGTGCTGGCCTGCGGCGACGGCTCGCGGCTGGAGGCCGGCAAGGTGGTCGGCCGCGACGGCGTGGACGGCAAGGACGGCGCGCCAGGGCCGGCCGGGCTCGGATTCGAAGACGTGGCCTGCTCGCTGGCCGCCGATGGCCGCACGCTGGCGCTCCGGTTCGAACGGGGCGGGCAGTCGGCCCAGTTCGACATCGCGCTGCCGGCGATGGTCTACCGGGGCGTCTACGAGGCCGGCCGGGTCTACCAGCCGGGCGACACGGTCACTTTCGGCGGCTCGGCCTGGGTGTGCGGGGCGACCACCAACGAGCGGCCGGGCGAGGAGGCCAGCGGCTGGACCCTGGCGGTGAAGCGCGGCCGTGACGGCAAGGACTTCGCCGGCCCGCAGGTGAAGGCCAGCCAGCCGAAGGTGCCAGCCTGATGCCCACGCTCGTCACCGAAGAACAGGCTTTGCGGCAACTGCGGCTTGTCTCCACCTCGATCTCGGCCGACGAGCTGACCGACGTGATGTTCAAGGTCGAGCAAGCCTCGGCCATCGTGATCGACTACCTGAAGCTGCCGGACCCGGACACCACCGACCCGAACCGGCCTTCGCCATACGCGCCGACCGAGAGCCCGCTGGGGACCATGCCGGCGGCGCCCTACGCGCCGGCCACCGCCTGGACCGACACCACCTGCCCGCCGCTGGTGCAGGCCGCGATCCTGATCGTGCTGACGGCGCTCTATGACGGCCGCACGCCGGACGACGAGCTGCTGTCGGGGCCGGTGATGACCATGCTCAACCGCTTGCGCGACCCGGCGCTGGCCTGATGCGGGTCCGCATCCTCCGGGATCGGCGCTTTGTGCCGCCGGGCCTGCGGCGGATCGCGATCATGTACCGGGCCGGCATGGAGCTGACCGTGAAGCGCGAATGGGGCGAGCTGCTGGTGGCGGCCGGGGACGCGGTCGAGCTGCCGGCGCCGACCCATCCGGACCCGGAGGGGTGAGCCATGTTGCAGAAGCGGACCCCGCAGCTCGCCGGCCTGCTGCGCGAGTCGGTGACCTTCCAGCAGCGGTCGCTCGACGCTAATGGCGACCGGCTGGGGCCGTGGGTGGACATGTTCGCGGCCCCGGCCAGAGTGGTGCATATCGTCCGCACACGGGGCACTGGCGGGGAGACCGTGCTGGATCAGCGGCTGACCGGGGTGCAGCCGGTCGAGGTCACGCTGCGGCTCGACCAGATGACCGCGCAGCTCGACACCGACTGGCGTTTCCACTGGCTCAACTGGCCTTTCATGGTGACCGCCGTGGCGGTCGATGAACTGGCGGCCGTGGTGACCCTGATCGCGGTGAGGACTCGCGATGACTACAGCTAGCATGACCGTGAGCGCCAAGGTGCTCGGCCTCGACAGCCTGCGCGACAAGATGCTCCGGCTGGCCGGCCCTGAAGGCAAGGCGCAGCTCAAGGCGGCGAACGAGAAGAGCGCGAAGGAGTTCATGAACCTCGTTCGGATCGCCTGCCCTCGCGACGACGATGCCGGCGGCCACCTCATCGACACCCTGACCCAGGAGGAGCGGGGCGAGGTCGGGGTGACGGTGTCTATCGGCCGGGAGGGCGGTGAGTTCGGCTATCCGCTGCACCTGGAGGCCGGCCACAAGGCCAAGAACGGCAAGCATGTCCCGCCAAAGCCCTTCTGGTTCCCCAGCCTGCGGGTGCTGCGGAGGCGGTCGGCGGGCCGTGGCCAGCGGGCCATCCGGGTGGTGGTCAAGGCGATAGCCGGGACCAGCACGACGATGCCTGCCTGAGAGGTCTAGTCATGGCCGAGCCTGTGGTCGCCGACCCTGGCGCCGCCTACCACGCGGCCCAGGATGCAGCCCTGCGCGGATCGGCGGCCCTGGCCGCGTTCTGGCCTGGGGGCGTGGCGCGCATCTATGGGGTGGTCCCGCACAACGCGCCGCTGCCGTACATCATCACCGGCGATGACCAAATCCTGGAGGACAGCGACGAGTGCGTGTCGGCCTCCGAGATCAATGCCAACGTCCACGTCTGGACCAAGCCCGAGCCGCCCGACGTGCAGCTCGGCCGGCAGATCGCCGGACAGGTCCGGGCGATCCTGGCCGACGAGGCCCTGGTGATCGCCGGCTTTGACCTCGTCATGGCCCAGTTTGTGGACACCCGCCACGTCACCAGCCCTGACGGCTCCAGCCACGCCGTGCTCGGCTTCCGTTACCTCGTCACCGCATCGCCCTAGGAGGAACCCATGGCGACCTCGACTCCCGTCAAACACGCTCGCGGCGTGCTGCTGCTGATCATGGTCGGCGACGGCGCGACCCCGGAGGTGTTCACGGCCTACTGCACCGTCAACGCCGCGCGCTCGATCACCGGCGAGGCGGCCACCAACGACTTCAACATCCCGGACTGCACCGACCCGGACGCGCTGGGCTGGCTGGCCCGCGAGAAGGTGTCGCTCGCCTACTCGCTGTCGGGCGCCGGAATCCTGAACACGCCCGATGTAACGCTGTTCGCCGACTTCCTGGCGGACCCCAATTCGCGCAACTGTCAGATTGTGGTGGACGTGCCGGCCGCCGATGGCGGGGTGATCTTCGCCGGGCCGTTCCACCTGACGAAATTCGACATCACCGGCAACCGAGGGGCGAAGATGGAGGCGACCATCACCATGATCTCGGACGGCGAGGTCACGGTCACGCCGACCAGCACCATGATGACCGTGGAGGCTGGCAAGACCTATGGCAGCCTGTCCACCGTGCCGCCCAAGGGCAACAACCACAGCCACAAGGCCCCGGCTGAGCCCGCCGCAGCATGAGCCGCGACGGGTCCATCGTCCGGCAATGGGGCGATGAGGAGCGGACTTTCCGTCTACGGATCGGCGAGTGGCGGAAAATCCAGGAGACATGCGACGCGGGACCGGGCGAGATCGCCCAGCGGCTATCTGTCTGGGCGGCGATGCGGCGGACCAACCCGAGCGCCAGCGTGATCGACATCATGGTGGCCGGCGGCTTGGGCGGATGGCGGGTCGATGACGTGCGCGAGCCGCTCTATCGCGGCCTGATCGGCGGCGGCATGGACCCCACTGCCGCCGGTCGGCTGATGCGCGAGCTGCATGACGAGAGGCCGCTGCTGGAGAACCTGGAGCTTGCCCTGGCGGTGGTGCTGGCCTCGCTGATCGGGGTCGAGGACGAACCGGTGGGGGAGTCCGCCGGGGAGCGGTCAACGACAACGACGAACGGGACGCGCTCCCCAGAGGAAAGCTTCGCTTCGCCGGCTACTATGGCGCCGGCGCGGTGATGGGCTTCACCCCGGCGCAGGTGGACGGCTGCTCGCTGTGGGAGTTCCTGGTGTGCCGGGAGGGCTGGATCGCGGCCAACTGCCCGGAAGAAACAGCCGCGCCGACGCCCGAGCAGCACGATGCGATGATCGAGAAATGGGGCTAGGTCATGGCCACTGAAATCGAACGGCTGCTTGTGGTCATTGACGCCGATGTCAAGAAAATGGAGCAAAAGCTTGCGGATTTAGTCGCGAAGAACAAGAAAGCCGCCAAGGATGTAGAAAATGCCTGGGGCGCTGGTCTTGGGCCAGCGGCCGGAAAAGGCTTCGAAAGCCTTGCCGAGAAGATCGGCGAAGCAGTCAAAGGCATTCCTGGAGTGGGCACTGCGCTCGCTGCGCTTGGCCCGGCAGGCATCACGGCGGCGGCGGGCATCGGGGCCGTGGTGGCGGTCCTGGAGCAGGCGGATAAGGCCGTCGATTTCGCCGCCAACATCGGCAAGCTGGCTGAGCAGGTGGGCGTCTCCACCACCTTCATCCAGCAGTTCAACTATGCGGCCAAGCAGTCGGAGATCGACATCGGGGCGGCCGATTCCGCGCTGAAGACGTTCACGGCCACCTTCGGCGCGATCCAGGAGGGCATCGCCAAGAAACAGCCGGTCAACGCGCTCGCCCAGGCTCTCGGGGTGGACCCCAAGCAAGCCCCGGAGATGGCTCGGAACCTGCGCACCGTGGACGCGGTGCTGCCGCTGATCGCCGACCACATCCAGAAGCTGGTCCAGGCTGGCGGCACCGCCGAGGCCGCCGGCCTGCTGAAGCGGCTCGGTCTGGAAGAGATGCTGCCCCTACTCGAAAAGGGCTCTAAGGGATTCAATGACCTGACCAGGGCAGCGGAAGATTTGGGCATTGTCCTGGACAAGGACACTATCGACAAGGCAAAGGAAACAAAGGTCAAGCTAAATGAACTCGATCAGGTGATGCAGGCGCAGAAGGAAAAGACCTTCGTCCAGTACGCCGACACGCTTTACACGATCCGCAATGCTTGGCTGGCCGTCACCAAGGCGTTCCTTGAATTTGTTCGAATAACTACTGGCACGCCGTTGCCAGAAACGCCTTTTGAGAAGATGAAGAAGGCGCAGGAACGCTTGGTGCAGGCGCAGTCAGCCACCTGGACCAACAAGGGCGAGGGCGAGACGGAGATCAAGCTACTCCAGGCCAATGTTGACAAGGCGATCAAGGAATACAACGACTCTGTGAACAAGCAGGCGGCCGAGGAGGCCGCCGCCGAGGCCAGAAACAGGCCGCCGCTTGAGCATATCGACACTGGAGCCAAGCGGCCCAAGCGCGGGCCGGCCGACACTACGGCCGAGTTCGACAAGGCGACCATTGACGCCCAGGCGGCTGCCGCGAGGTCCCTGGCCGACGCCCAGGCGGCCCTGGCCGAAACCTACGTGAAGCAGGCCCAGGACGAGAAAGCCGCCATCAACGAGGGCCTGACAAAGAGGCTCACCGACCTGGAGGCTGAGCGCGGCAAGATCGACAAGGCGGCCCTTGACACCGACAAGGCGGCCCAGAGGGCGCGGCTCGCCAAAGCGGAGCAGGACGAGAAGGACGCGGCGGCGGCCCGCAGGCTCGCGGTGGATCGCGAGCTGCTGATGAGGCTGACCGAGGATCAGATCGCCCAGGAGGAGGCGACGGCCGAACTCCAGGCCAAGGCCCTGGACATCCAGGCCGGGCATCTGACGGCCCTGGCCCACCTCGCGAACACCACCGAGGAGCGCAACCGATACGAACGGCAGGCCCTGGTGGCGCAGCAGGCGGCCGACCGCAAGCGGGCCGAGGCGACGCTTCAGAGCGCCCAGGAACGGCTGGCGGCGGCGGCCGTGGGGCACCAGCCCGAGAGCGTGATCCACCAGGGCGTCGCGGAAGTGGCGCGAGCCCAGCAGGACGTGGACGCCCTCCCGCAACGGTTCGGGGACCAGACGGCGCAGCTCGCCAAGGAAGGGGAGGGCGCAATCGCGCGCTACCAGCACAGCCTGGAGAGCCTGAACGACACGATGCAGAATGCCGGGGTCGAGGCCGCCAAATCCATGGCGGACGGCCTCGCCGACGCCATCGTCAACGCCAAGAACCTCGGAGACGTGGCGTCGAATGTGTTCAGGAACCTGATCCAGCAAATCCTTTCGGCCGAGCTTCAGAAGAACCTCTTCGCGCCCGTCCTTGGCGCGCTGGGCCTGTCGGTTCCCACCCACGCGGCCGGCACCTATGCCTCGGCCTCCGGGCTGGCCCTGGTGGGCGAGCAAGGCCCGGAGCTTGTGAGCCTGCCGGCCGGCTCGCGGGTGTTCAGCAACGCCACGCTGCGCAACATGGCCATGGGCAGCGCGCCATCGGCCCAGACCACCATCCTGTTCGACAACCGGGGCGCGGTGATCTGGGAGCAGGCGGCGCGGCAGCTCATGGCCTATGCCGACCGCGCCGCTGCGCTCGGCGCGGTCGGCGCCGTCCAGACCGCCAGGGCGGCCACGCCCCAAGACCTCGCCAGCCTTTCCGCCCGGAGGCTGGGCTGATGAGCATCACCTTCCCGGTCGTTCCGCGAGGCACGGTCATTGTCCCGCATCTGGTCCGGGTCGGCGGCGATCTCGTCTCGGTGCTCGGCGGCCCGACCCAGCGCATTACCCGGATCGGCTCGCGCTACGCCGCAGACGTGGAGCTGCCGACGCTCGACCCGGCCTGCGCGGCGGAATGGCTCGCCTGTCCGCTCACCGCCGAGGGCACTGGCGACACGCTGATCCTGGTCATGCCCCAGATGGTGGCCGACCCGATCCCGCCGGCCGGGATCGTCGGCACCGGGACCTCGGGGAGCAACCAGCTAAGCTATGTGGGCGCGGCGCCCAGGCCAAAACCCGGGATGTGGTTCAGCTTCTCGTTCGGCGGCCGGAACTACCTGCACATGGTCCTCACGGTGAACGCCTCGGCCGCCACCATGACCGTCTCGCCGCTGCTCCGGGTTTCGCCCTCGGCCACGCCGCTCGACTTCCAGGCCCCGAAGCTGGAGGGCTTCTGCTCGACCGACATCTCGTGGTCGCTCGAATGGTTCCGCTTCATCGGCCACAAGTTCACGATCACCGAGAACGCCTAGCCCCGGAGCGGCGAGCAGCTCCGGGGCGTTGGCGGCCTATTTCCAAGCCTTCCGCATGAAGTACATCACCGTTGCCAGTTCCTCCTGGTCGGTGACCGGGGTGAAGTCCGGCATCCGCTTGAGCGGGCCAGTGAACCGCTGGGCCTCGTGGTCGGCCGCGATGAAGTAGCTCACCGGCGCCTCCCAGCCGCCGACCGCGCGCAGCACGACGCCCTTGGGCGTGCATTTGCCGAGATAGGTCCGCTCGCCGCCCTGGTGGGGGCTCGGGCGAAGCGCCAGGGTCACGGTCACGCGGCGGTCCTTCACACCGGCCACGGTCTGCTCGTTGGCGCCGTAGGCGGTGGTCATGACCAGCCCGGCGGCCTCCAGCTTCTCGACGGCCTCGCGGTCGTCCTGGCCCCAGGCTTGGGAGATCACGCCGTCAGCTTCCTGATGGCCCCAGGTCAGGGTCACTCAGCGCTCGCGAAGCATGGCCAGAATGGTCATTGCGTGCAGGTCGTTGTTCAGGTCGGTGGTCATGTGGCGGTCCAGTGCGTTTGTTGATTGATGTGTACATGCTAGCTCTCATTAGCGCAATCACTCTAGAGTGCGACAATCACGCACATCCCGTTTACACGTCTTGAGACGAGGCTTCCGCCATGGCCGACGACGCGACC